GAACTTGTAAAATGTGGAGGAGTAATAATGTAGTTTAATTGTACCGCATATGCCTGATCAGGCACAGGAGCAACTACAATATTATTCTCATCCCAGTTCGCGTAGAATTTTGGCTGACCAGTGGCACCAGAGCCATTAAACTCTGATATGAAACTAGTATCTCTTTTTTCCATATAATTTCTAGCAGATGAAAGATCAGATGAAGCAAAAACTTGTAAAGATCTAATAACTAAAAAATCAGATGGCATAACAAGAAATCTTTTATTAGCATTAAAGTTCGATGTAGAATATTTTCTTGTATCATCATAATCAACCTTACCTGCAATATCTAATTCTGTATTTCTAATAAATTGATCAAGCAAAGTATCAGATAATACATTAGAATCTACCTCAGCGTAGCTCCTTATTTGTGTCAAAAAATTAGAATATGTTATAGCCATTATGTTGTAATTGTTACACTCCCTAAAGTTATATCAAGTTGTCTTTCTCTATTTTCTTCTGATGGATTTTGTGGAACCATAGAAGCAACAGTTGTTGTTATACCATTTCCTGTAAACGATGATCTATTAACTTGAAAATCAAAATTACCTGGTAAAGAAACATTAACCACAGTTACTGCTGCACCACCTGAATCAACAATTGTATTATCATTGGGTGCAAAAGTTGGATTTAATGATTTCATAGTTTGTGGTTGTTGAAATCTTTGTGGTCTTGTATTTTGTAAAGCAATAGCATCTGCAGTGTTATATCTTCTTTGAATCTGTGGATGTTTAGGTTCAAATTCAGATATATGCACCAAAGATCCATTCCATTCTTTAACCATTTCATTATATGGAAAAGCTTGTCCAGATCTATCTGATATTGCTTGTGATTTATTTCCTGTAGCGTATTTTCCCATATTAACTTACCGATGGATAAAAAGTTTGTGGAGCTATAAATGTAGAAGCTCTTTGGCCATCCTCATCTAATGCTCTTTTTAATTCGTCTTCATATATTAATTTATTCTGTTGTACTAATGATGGAGCTTTTTTCATTGCTAAATAATAAGCAAGACCTGCACACATGCATGGTAAAAATCTATATGCAACATCTGCTTGATTTGTATAAGCTCCTGCATCTTCAACTCTATTGATAGAATAATATTTTAGATGAGTATATGTATTTAAATCTGGAGTAATATATAAAAATATTTTTGGTAAAGTTTCTCTTTTTACGTAATATTGCGATGGTTGACCTGTTGCGCCTTTATTAGGTAATGCTGCATAAGCTGATCTATCTATTTTTGTAAGTGATACATCAGTTCTATCCCCAGTGTTGTTAGCAGATGTAGAAACAAAAGCTTCTAGTACATCGTTTGTATTTGTAGCTGTAGAATATTCAGCTTGTCCATTTACAAGTGCTATTGTATTTAATGTTACTTTCCAAAGATGAATACCTCTATTGCCCCATTCAGCAAATAATAAATTTAAACTTCTTCTTGCTGATCTTAGATCATAACCAGCGTTAGTAGATAGACCACATCTTTCATAACCTTCATCTATGATTTCATCTATATTTAAATCAAATGCTGTAGTTCCTGATGTTGCCATATTAGTTTAATTTTTTCTTTTTAAGTTTTCTATTCATCATAGCTTTTGCTTTTGTATTTAAACTTTTTGCATAATTAGCTAACCCTCTTCTTGTTTTTCTCATTTCTCTTACAATCGGTTTCTTACCAGCTTTTCTTGCACTAAGAATAACAAATTGTGTCATATCTACAAGTTTTTGACCTTTTGCTCTTTGAGTGTCTAATTTTTGTAAACCTCTCATAAATTTTTTATCTTTAAATGAAGCTCTACTTGGATCCATTTGAGGTGCCTTTTTGTATAATGCGGCTGTATCCTTCATAGCTTTTTTTCTAAACTGTTGATAAGGTTTTGATTTGACAGCTGCTTTTAAACCTTTTGTAAGTAATCCTCCAAGTAACATTTTTCTATACATTATTTATTTTTAAATCCTTTCAATAAGTTACCATAATATTTTTCGTAACTTTTATTGCTCATGTATTTTCCATCTATTTCAGAAGTTATATAACTTCCAATATATGGTTCTTCTTTCATTTTGGTGCCTGGAGCTTTTGATGTAGTCTCGCTAAACGCTGCTCTACCCATTGCTGCTTTGAATTTAATCTTCTGTTTGATAGCCATGTTTCTCCTTTTTGCGGTTGTACAACTTCTTGGATTGTATCACTTTTGGTTTGTAAGTTCTAGACCTTAGATTTTTAGCAATTGGATTAAACGATGTCTTTAGCTTTACCAATAATTGGTTTATATTTAGTTTTTCCTTCACTTTTGTAGGCCCATAGGTAAGATGCTCTTGGTGTTCCCTCAACCCAACTAGCATGAATCCATCCACTATTAGGTTCTCCTGGAGTGTAGAACTCAAGGATCAGCTGATCTGGCTGAAGGTTAGATTTGATCCAATCAAAAAGTTCAGCGTTATCAACACCGATACATTCGAAATCTGCGGCCTCAGCTTTAGCATGTTGTGAGTTTGAAGAACTACCTATAGCAATACATAATTCAACGCTACGGAACCCGCTGGTCACCTTAACTCTGCCGAAATGATCACGCACCGGTTGAAGTATATTTTCACATAATCCTTTTAATTTTTCTATTTGTTCTGCATTAGGATTATTATTAATACCCTTTCTGATTGCAGTATCTGATTTTGTAAGCTCTGATAAAGTAAAATTACGACTTAGGTTCATTTTTATCCTCCATTTGGTAAAACATATTGTCTGTATCCTCAGTCACCATTGTTGTATCTTCCGCATCCCAGTAAGTAGTTTGAACTTTATAGTCTGGCCAACTGTTATCAACAGTGTAGCTATTAACATGCCACAAAAGGCGATTATTAGGCTGACCTGCAAAATTGCCGTTACTAAGAGCCAGTATATGTGCACACTTGTGTTCTTGAGGTATTTCAGAATGCTCAGTATCAAGGATGTTAGTGTCTGGATGAGCCCAATCAATCGTGAATAAGTATTTTCCATGATAAAACTTTTTATCGATACCCATATATTTTCCATTTAAACCATCCAACCAATCAAAACAATGAACACTAGGCCAATAACTAAAACAATTCCATAATTCCAATTCTTGTACTGACATATCTGGAACTTGATATCTTTCAAACTCTTTTTGAAAAAACGCTGAGATAGGTAATCTCCAGTAACATGCACCATTTGGAAGCATAATGTTAAATAGTAAAGCACGACCTGAAATGGAAGTAAGACCAAAGATAACACAGTCATTACTTTGTTTTTTATATTTTTCGTCCATATCATAAAGATACTCTTTTCTTACTTTACAATATATTGGAGGTATGTTTGCGTTCAGATAAGCCATGTTTATATTTTTCCCTCCAATAATTTTTTCTTTCTAAAAGTCTAATACGTTTTTCTAATTTATCAAATCCTAAAAGTTTTTTTAATAAGTATATCATTATTCAAGTATTAAAGATTTGATACTTTTTCTCCCTTTGTATATTTCTGTCTCAGCTTTGCCCTTATAGCACTTGTAAGACACAGATTCTGAATACTCCCTTTCAGCATGACGCTTGCCGCGAAGGCACGCAGCCATATTTTTTTGAATTAAGTGCTCCTTGATCTCTCCGTTTACAAACATCAGCAGGGCCACTATAGACTCAATCATATTTTCTCGCGTATATTAAAATTGATAAAACTAAAACTGAAACAACTATACCTATAAAAAATAAACCAATCATTGTCCGTTACCGTTTGTGTATTTCATTTCACGATTAGCATCTTTTAACTTTTCGATGTCTACTAAAACTTTATCCATCTGCCCTCGTAAAAATTCTATATTAACTTTGTTTAGTGCCATATTTTCTATATGTGAATTTAATTTATCCGTGGTTTTATAAAGATCCTCGATCATCATAAATTGCTCAGAATCAGCGGGCAATGAACCTAGTTGTCCACGTGGCCACTTAATTCTAAACTCTGTGTTTTCTTGTAAATCTTTTTCCATTAACTGAAGTCTAGTGTCAGCTATGTTTAGTCTCTCAACAATTTGAAAATAGCCCATCGTGCCTAGTGCTACAATGATAATCAAAGAGGCAACCGTCTTCATTGGCATTTGGACGGCTGCCTCCTCAGATATGTTGAGTGGTTTTCTATTCATAAATTATGACCAAAGCCAATCTTTGACTTTTTTGAATGGCCAACAGATTATATTCCAAACCCATTTAATAACTTTTTTTACCATATCATTATCCTCCTTTATAATCGGATGTGTGCAAGTTCTACAATTGCAATCATTCCCGATACATTGGTTAGTGTTAATATAGGGCCCAACTCCTTTACAATGACAAGGATGTAAACACAATGTACAATTTAGCACTTCCATCTTCTTCTTGCCTGTCGTATTCTTGAGTTAGGATCATTTCGTGTTTTTGCAGATGCTCTTTTTAATTGTCCAAGAGATCTTGCGCAGTAAGACTTTCTACGTTTTGCAGCTTTAGATCCTTTTTTAACTTTGCCTGTTACAGCTGTTTTTAATTTTGATCCTGGGTTTGCTCTTCGATATGCAGCAACACCAGCTCTTGTCATTCCAGCACCTTTTTCTGTAGGTCTAAAATTCTTTTTATTTCTAGCAGGCATCACATCACCACCTCTTGAATAACCCATCATTTCAAGTCCTGTTTTCATACATTTTACGTAAACGTAATAGTTACTCCAGCAGTTCCTGCAATAGTTGCATGTATACCGTCTTCAAATAAAATACCAGAACCTGGTAAATACATATCTAAACCTTCTTCACCAAAAAGATAAGTAGCAATAATTGTGCCTGTAGCACCACCAGTTCTAAATATAATAGAGCCACTAGTACTATTACCTTTTCCTTGAATAGATGTAAGTCTTGCTCTTCTACCAGTAGGAACCATTTGTTCTGTGCTTGTAGAATGTTTAACCGACTGGTCTGATGTAAAACTTCCGCCTCCACTCATAACTATCCTGGGTTAGATGTTGTCATGTTAGGTCCTGAATATTTATCTGTCAATAAAGTTACCGCTGCAACATTTGTTACTGTTGAAGCAAAAATACCTTTTGGAAATAAGATACCATCTTCAGGAAAATTAAAATTAATTACATCACCTGTAGGAACATCAACTGTTAATAAATTAGTTCCCCCTGCTTGGCTAGTTGTATTTAAAACAACAGATCCTGCTCCGCCACCGTTCGATGCAACAACAATTCCTCTAAGTCTTACAGGTTGCGCTATAACAGCTGTAGCACCTGCTGCTGTAAATCTTGTTGCTTGTATATCACTTTTAAAAGCCATAAATTCTCCTAGTTCGTGGCTCCCGAAGGAGCCACTAGTTTATTATTACTGAGTATCAAAAGGTGTAGCAACTGTGCCATCACCAATTAATAAACCTTCAACTAAATATTTATTTGCTGCAATCGCAGTAAATTTAATTCTAGAACCGATTAAACCACCTGTTGTAGCGTTACCAGCTCCATT